TGATTAAGCTATATGTATGAAAATAGAAGATGTTAATGAATTACAGCACTTATGTTATGAAATAAAGCGTGTTGTAAGGTCAACTAATGGCTATTTGGTCAAACTAGAACGGAAGATAACAGATGAAGCACTTCTTATTGATACTGATACTGGTACTTATAAGCGACTACCTGAATGCAACAGAGTGCTTGGAGAGCTCAACAAACTCTCAGAAAGACTCTACAGAGCAACAAACATACTAGAACGCATTGAAGCTACAGCTAGGAAAACAATATGTTAAAAATCAAAATAATGAATAAAAGGGTGGCAGAACAGCCTAACATTTCTGAATATCTTGAATCTGTTCTAGGCTACATCCCTGATTGGCTATCTCAACCTGAGTCTCAAATGCTTCCTGCAGCTGAAGCCATCAATGTAAACTACCAACATGGAGGTGGATGGCACTCTTTTGAAGGATTCTTACTGTCAAATAATGGATCACTTCGCTATCCTGGAGATCCAATCCTTCACCCAATAGTGAAATATGAGCGTACTTATGGTGATAGAGAGGAAATTATCTATCAATATAATCATGGATGGGTGGCAGTCACAGATCCTGAACACTCTACTTTAGATGTATCCAGGATAGACTAGACTATACAACACTAGAATTTTAGTCTATAATAGGCTCTCAGGGGATGGAAATTCTCTGGGAGCTTTCTTTTTACAGGAGACTTACAATGACAAGAGAAGAATTGATTGAACTGTTGAAAGAACAACACGCCCTCAACGCGGAACTGAAGATTGTCAAAGAGAAGGAGGCAAAAGTCAGACGTGAAATCTGTCAGGAGCTTCTCAAGGATAAAGATGTAGGCAAACATAGATATGCCTTCCCATCTATGAAGGTAACTGCCACTAGAAACATCAGTCATTCTCTGGATCAAGAAAAGATCAGAAGGTTAATCAATGATCAAGAATTTACTGATGATGAGCTTGAAGCAATCAGGGTCAAGTATGAGCTCAATCTGACTGTCTATAAACAATTAGAACAGTGCGAGCTTCTGGATTCTTGCATTACTGTCAAGGATGCTATGCCAAATCTTGAAATTGAGTATGTCTGATGGCAATCAAGATCCAAACCACGCGGAATGTCCATGTTGAGGGCATTAAGATCGTAGTTTATGGGTCATCCGGGGTGGGAAAAACAATCTTATGTTCAACCGCCCCTAAGCCCATAATCATTTCCGCTGAGAGGGGCTTATTGTCTCTCTCACAAATGGATATACCATTCATAGAGGTGAAAACACTCCAAGATATTCAAGATGCATACAATATGGTCAAGAAGGATGCTGAATATGAGACTATCTGTATAGACTCTCTGTCAGAAATCTCTGAGACTGTACTGAATGAACACAAGAAAGATGTAGTAGATGGCCGACAGGCTTATATGAAACTGCTAGACTCAATGGGTAACATGATAAGAAACTTCAGGGATCTGAAGGGTAAACATGTAGTGTTTATTGCCAAAGCCAAGCGGATTGAGGATGAAGAATCAGGAACGTGGCAGATGGAACCATATATTCCTGGTAAAATGTTACCATTCCAACTTCCATATCTAGTTGATGAGGTACTCTATTATGACTTAGACAAGAAAGGCAATCGCCTGCTTTACACAAAAACCACGCGGAAATATATCGCAAAAGACAGATCAGGAGTCTTAGATGAGTCAGAAGTTCCAAACCTTAGACAGATATTTGAAAAAATATCAGGAACAAAAAGCAGTTAGTGGAGGTTTGTATATCTCAGAACTAATGGATATAGATGACACAAAAATGTCATTTTTAGTCAAACTTGAAACAGGAGAAATTATTGGTGATGGAATAGTAAACAATGCAGATTGGTTTCACAGGAAACTGTCTACTCTTGCAAAATGTGTAGATAAGCCAGAGCCAGGACAGACTGTAGGTGTATATTTGATGTCATATAATGATAAACTTGACATCAGATCCTTTTTTGATGTTCGTGATATTCTTAAATTGAGGGAAATGTAATGGCACAGCTACCTAATGTATTCAACGCAGTCGAGGCTTCCAAGGGCTTTGAGCCTATCCCTGAAGGCTGGTACGAAGCGGAAATCACTAAGTCTGAGATGAAACCATCCAAGACTGGTGGTGCTTTTCTGGCTTTGACCTTCAAGGTTGTTGATGGCCCCTTTAATGGCCGGATGGTTTTCACCAACCTGAACCTGAAGCACAAAGATGCATCTGTTGTCACTCGTGCTCAGAACGATTTGGCAAGGATTTGCAATGCCTGTGGAATTGAGGAAATTGAAGACTCTGTTGAGCTTCATGGCATTCCATTAGGCATCAAGGTTATCATCAAGCCTGGTGACTCTAAGTGGCCAGATAGGAATGAGATCAGAGGCTATTGTAGCCCTGATGAAATTCCAGTTGAAAATGATGATGAAGTTCCCTACTAACACAGTCTAGTCTCCTGTGTAGCTTGGTCCTCACCTACTAACACTAGGTGGGGACATTTTTTGGAGGTAAATATGGCCCTTATACCAAAAATTAACCCTATTGAATCCGCTATGGAGAGTGGAGAAGTATTGCAAATCCCACGTCCATACCTTGGATTTTCTGGTCTTGGCAATAAATGTAAGAAAAAGATATGGATGGATTTCAGATGGATGTACAGAAATTCAGTGTCAAAGAGAATTGCTCGCATCTGGGAGCGTGGTGATCTTGAAGAAGCCAGAGTGATCCGCGATTTGGAGGCTGCAGGAATGATTGTGACTGACACTCAAAAGACTCTTGTAGACAATACAGGACACTCTCGCGGACATATTGACGGCATAGTGCATAATGTGCCAGGAGCTGAAAAGACTCCACACCTGCTAGAAATCAAGACTATGAAGGACAGTAGATTCAAAACCTACAAAAGTGGGAAGATTGAAGTCACTGATCCGACCTACTGGATACAGATGCAGATGTATATGGGTTTTGCAGGTTTAACTAGATGCCTATTCATAGTCACCAACAAAGACACAGAAGAGCGGTCATATAATAGATACAAATTTGAAAAGAGCGTTTGTGAAGAGCATACAGGTATTGCTTTTGATATACTTTCATCTGAACAGTACCCGGCACCTCCAAGCGGATGGAACAAATTCCATTATAACTGCAAAATGTGTTCAGCTTATAGGTACTGTTACCTGGATGCACCTACTGAAATAAATTGCAGAACCTGTCAACATGCAGATATGATCATCAATGGTAAGTGGGAATGTTCATTGCATGATGAGATTTTATCTGTTGATATGCAGAGAATAGGTTGCAAATCTTACACTAAAATGGAGGGGTTGAAATAATGTTTAGCCTGAGACCATATCAGGAGCCAATAGCGGATAGGGTCTTTTCATATATGAGGAATAATAAAGGCAAACATCCGCTTGTGGCCCTGCCAACAGGAGCTGGCAAGACTGTAGTTCTGTCAGATATCATACTAAAATCCGTTACAAAATGGCCTAATGCAAAGATTCTAGTCCTGTCTCATACCAAGGAGATACTTGAACAGGACTACAAATCTATAAAACATCATACTGAATTAGATGTTGGACTGTATTCAGCCGGCCTAAACTCACGAAGCATTAAGAACGTAACCGTAGCTGGGATTCAGTCAGTCCATAATAAAGCCGACTTGTTCCAAGATTTCAGGCTAGTGATCATTGATGAGTGTCATCTTATACCTGACAAAAAGCAATCAATGTATCAAACTTTCTTTGCAGGTCTTGATAATCCCCGCTATTTTGGCCTTACAGCTACTCCATTTAGGCTTGGCAAAGGCTACATCTATGGTCCTGACAATGATACTATCTTTGATGATCTTGTTTATGACCTTACATCACTAGATGCATTTAATAAACTGGTGAGTGATGGCTATCTTTGCAAACTGAGAACCAAGGCCACAGGAGTAGAATTTGATCTAAAGGGCATTAAAACAGTACAAGGAGACTATGACTTAAAGGGTCTTTCAGAGAGATTTGACAATAATGATGTTACTGTTGACTGTGTTAAAGAGATTATAGCTGCTGGAGGTGACTATAAGAAGTGGCTCATATTTGCTATAGACATCCGACACGCGGAACATATCGCGGAAATACTGATTGCATCAGGAGTCCGCGCGATGGTGATTCATTCAAAGATGGACTTTGACCGCGATCAGGTCATAAATGATTTTAAGAAAGGGGTCTATAAGGCAATTGTCAACGTCGATATGTTAACAACTGGATTTGATGATCCTGAGATAGACTTGATAGCAATGCTCCGGCCTACTCAGTCACCAGTCCTACATGTTCAGACCATAGGCCGCGGACTCAGAATTGCACCAGGAAAAGATCATTGTATGGTGCTAGACTTTGCTGGTAACACCATCAGACTTGGGCCAATCAATGATGTTCATGTTTATACACCAGGGTCTTCTGTTGAAGCACAGAAGAAAATGCCAAAAGCCTGCCCTGTGTGTAAGACAATATCTCCTGCATCTATGCCTAACTGTGTAGAGTGTGGCTATGTATTTCCTGAACTGCCAGAAGGCAAGACAAAAGTCTGCAAGAATCATAGATGCCAAGCAATAAATCCGCTTCTGGCGCGGACCTGTCATAAGTGTGGTTATGTATTCAATAAATCACTTAATGCTAAAACTGGAGACTTTCAGATTGTAAGGGAAGTTTCTGATACATGGAGGGAAGTGACTCATATTGAGTATAGCATACATGAAAAGCCTAATAGGCCACCAATGTTAAAAGTTCAGTACTATTGTGGACTTCTATCATATAATGAATTCATCTGCATAGAGCACCCAGGATATGCAGGATATAAGGCAGGGCATTGGGTTAAATTTAGGGGAGGTGATCCAGTATCTACACAGCATGTAATGAAGCAAGCAACTAACCACGAACTAAGGGAGCCAAAGAAAATAAAAGTAGACACAACACAGAAATATCCATCCGTTTCAGACTATTTTTTCGAGTAAAAAGGCTTTACATTGAGATTCCAGCCGAGTATACTACCCTTGACTTTATTAAGAAGTCTCTGTTTTAACTAACCTATGGTGACCAAAATGGCCAAGAAAGCAAAAGAGGACGAAATGATCAATGAACAAGAACAGGCAGAAGCCGAAGCTCAGGAAGCCAAGAGCGAAGCTGATGCGGTCGCAGAAGCCATTCAGAATGCATTCAGTCTAGGCCAGGCAGAAGGTCTGACTGATGACCAGATCAAGTACAACATGATCGGTGCTGGTGCCACCTTCAAGAACGTCACCCGTCTGTTCAACGAGTTGCTGGTTGAGGCCGGTCTTGCTGAAGACAAGGGCACCCGCGATGAGAAGATCGCTGCTATCCTCAAAGACGCGGATGTTTCCACCGAAGATGGTTTCAATGCGGCCGTCCAGCAGATCATGGAAGACTGCGTTGGTGTCCTGGAGAAGTCCGCTGCCGGTAGTGTCCGGGCCTATTGCAAGAAGCACAGCAAGGAGTTCTGGACCAAGCCCAAGGCTGAAGGCCCGACTCGTGAGAGCTTCATCGGTCGCTACTATGCATGGCTGATTGAGAACCCGACTGTGTCTGAAGAGGAATGCCACAAGTTCCTGTTCGGCAAGGATGGTTATCCTGAAACCTCTGACAACGTCAAGTCCTATGAGCGGATGCACCAAAATGTCCGCAAGCTGGTCAATGACGTAGCTGCCAAAATCGGGCTGTAATATACAGCCTAGTCCAGAAATTGAAGCAGGTTTCGGCCTGCTTCATTCACATTTGAGGAATAAAAATGTCAGAAGAAAATAGCGGCCTGAGCTGCAGGTATTACAAAGTTGTAGTATTAAGAACATATGATCGTGATAAAGATCCATATGAAGCAGAATGTGGAGAAATAGCAGAAGCTCTTGATCTCAACTTCTATGAAATGAATATCTTCAAGGAGATCTGGAGACAAGCGACTGCTAGACAAGGCAAGAAGAAACAAGGCAACACTCCAATGCGTGGTGCTGAGAAGATTCTTTGGAATGCTGAGATTCTCTATCAAAAGGTGGAACATGAAACACACCGTACTGTTTGACACTGAGACTACTGGATTGCTAGTCCCAGAAATCAATGAACTGGCAGCACAGCCTTATATAGTTGACTTTTATGCTGTCAAGATTGATGAGGACTTTAACATCCTTGGAGAAATTGAGACTTATGTCAAGCCTCCAATATCAATCCCTGCTGAACTGACTAAGATTCATGGTGTATCTAATGACACTGTTAAGGATGCACCAACCTTCGCGGAACTGTATCCAAAGTTAGCAGAGTTCTTTCTTGGGGTTGACACATTGGTAGGTCATAATGTATCATATGACCGCTCTATGGTTGCTAATGAACTTCTCCGCTGTGGGAAGCTGTTAAACTTCCCTTGGCCTATCAATCATGTATGTACTGTGGAAATGTCTATGTGGATTGAACAGCGCAGGATGAACCTTTCTAACTTACACGCTCACTGTACTGGCAAACCACATGCGGAGGCTCATAGAGCCAAGTCTGATGTATTCGCCTTAGTCCGGTGTTACCACTGGTTACTAGAAAACCCGTATACGCCCTAGACTACCGGACCCGCTACCCTACCCTATACCCTTGTATAATCGGGCCGGGATAAGGCTTAGAAGCGCCCTCCCGGCTTACCCTTTTCCGGTATCCTACCTTAGAAGCCCCCTATGATCAACATTGCACTAAAAACAGAGTTTAGCTTCAGACAATGTTATCTCCATATGGGAGACATACATAAATATGTTATTAACGGTGTTGTCGGAGTTGCAGATTATGACAATACCTATGCTCATATCCCACTATCAATTGAGGCTGAGAAGCACGGATTCAAACCAATTTATGGTGTAAGACTCCGCGTGTCTCGGCCAGAAAATATAAAGATGGCTACTGGTCAAGACTATACAGTATTCATTGCAAAGACTCATGATGGCTTAGTGGCCCTCTATAAACTGGTCTCACAAGCATACAAGAACTTCTACTATTTTCCGCGTCTGAGTGTTGATGATATCAAAGACCTTCATCCTGATATTATCAATCTTGGTAATGTATATGAAAACTATTATCCTACCACTGAACCAGTAGATAGGCAAGTCTATCAGATTATGGCCGGAGCCAGGAAGGTAGGTGATAGCATAAATTATCTATTTGATAGCAAGTCCGGCCCTATGCATATTATCCCTCAGGATTACCAACACATAGCGGATCAGTGCGAGTATATCAGGTTTGAGAAAGCTCCTATGATCACTTATCCTGGCAAGATGGATCTTATGGCAGAGTGTATTAAAGGTGCTATCAGACTAGGCATAGACTTGGATGAAGAACCATATAAGTCTAGGCTAATGTATGAGTATGATCTTATACATGAAAAGAAGTTTCAAGATTACTTCAAGATTGTAGCATCTATAATCAAGTATGGAAAGGAGACTATGCTTGTAGGCCCAGGACGCGGATCTTCTGGTGGGTCATTATTATGTTATCTGCTAGGAATCACCACCATTGATCCTATCAAGTATGGACTTTTGTTTGAGCGCTTTATTGATGTAAACCGTTATGACTTTCCTGATATTGACACTGATTATCCTCCTGAGCCCTACAGGAAGGATATTATCAAACATATTATGGCTGATTATGGCGATGATAATGTTAAGAGTATTGGGACTATATTGACATACAAGGCTAAGAGTGCCATCAATGAAGTAGCAATGGTCCTGAATATACCTTTCACTGATACCGAGGAACTAAAGTCCTCTATGATTGAAAGGTCAGGCGGTGATGCCCGTGCTGCCTTCTGTGTTGCTGACACCTTTACAGACTTGGAGGTTGGCAAGAGGTTTATTGCAAAGTACCCAAAGATAGGAATTGCAAGCAAGCTTGAAGGTCATGCTGTCACCCCTGGTACTCATGCTGCCGGCATACTTATTTCCAATAAACCACTATACAATTACTGTTCAGTTGACCATAGGTCTAACACTGTTCAGATTGACGGCATCCAAGCGGAAAAGCTCAATCTATTGAAGATTGACTGCTTAGGGTTACGGACTCTTGCAGTTCTGATGGAGACAGCTAAGTTAGCCAAATTTCCATTTACCAAGTATTACGATCTGAAGTTTGATGACCCAAAGGTATTCAAGCTTCTGGCTGATAAGAGGTATTCTGGTATCTTTCAATTTGACGGACAGGCTCTTGGTATTGTTACCAATCAGATGGGTGTAGAATCATTTGATGATATGATTGCTATCACCGCTCTATCTAGGCCCGGAGCACTCAACTCTGGTGGTGCGGCCAAGTACATCAAAAGAAGGACTGGCAATGAAGAGCCGGAGTATTTTGGAGAGATTCATGAACGGGTAACAAAGCCTACATATGGTGTTGTTATCTTCCAAGAACAAACCATGCAGCTTCTCCGCGAAGTTGGCAATCTATCCTGGGGTGATGTTAATGTACTCAGAAAGGCTATGTCAAAGTCTTATGGTGATGAATTCTTTAGCAAGTATAAGATGGCTTTTATGGAAGGTGCGGCTGAGAATAATTATTCACCAG